GTTTTAAAAGGCTTGCCTAGGTAGGCATTTTCTAATTGACGCATAATGAGATTGCGCATTCTGCGTATAATTGGATGATTATGATTCCAATCAAATGCCTTTAGATAAGCATACCAATTGGAGTTTTTATGTCTAGAGCATTCGTCAGAGTCTAAGTATCGTCCAATTACGTTTGGATCGTATCCGAACCGATCGACTAGTTCGCAAGCGGTGTTAAAAGCAAATGCACCCATTTCATCCCTATCGCCGTAGTATTCCTGTTCTTTACGTTCTTTGGTCAATAGTGCTGTACTTTGATATCCGGGAAGACTTTTAAAGTTTCTAGCACGGAACTGACGCATATGGATTATTTCGTGCATAAGAACATCTGAAAAACGGATAGCCATGCGCTTCCAACGATACTGTGTAAGTTTTAACTTCTTATCCGTAGGATTATAGTTAAAGTTAACTTCTATGGCAGGAACGGATTTGGCATCCTTGTCACTGTAGTAAACACCGCCCATAAAAATATAACCAGGAGTTGTTGGATTATATACGCACTTTTTAATCTTTATAGGTAAATGACGTTTAAGATGTTTTACAATGCGTTTTTGGATTTGACTAGGGGATAGCTCTTTGCCCACTATTTCGCTATTCAGCGAATAGAACATAGAGTACAGGTTACTGCGGGTAATTTCCGACCAATCAAAGGGTAATTGCATCATGGTACACTCCTGATACAAGTATTTACTCTTTTAGTATTTTTTAATTAACTGAATAGATAATAGGGTTTTAACTCTTTTTTTGTCGGCCACCCTTGCGATTGGCCGCAATCTTTCTCTTATGTTCTTCTGATTTAGGTTTACCCTTATTTCCAGAACCGTTTAAATTACCTTTACGACTATTCATTGCTTTTGCTTCTTCGAGACCGTATTTCTCAACCATTCGTTCCCAAATAGTCTTGCCACCGTTTGCGTCAGCATCTTGTTTATTTTCTTTTGGAGTACCCCAATATAAATGATTAGGATTACTACAAGCACCGTTATGGCAAGCATGACAAACGTGTATCTTCTTTCCTGCTGGAATTGTTGTTTCTAATACATGCGCTAACAATCCTTTGCAGTACATACTTTGACCGCCACGTTCTATGCAAGGCTCATCTAGCTTCAGATGTTTCTGTCTTTCTTCTTTTGATAACTCAATATATTCGTAAATGTTTTTCATACATTTATTTATACTAAACACGCTGAATAGCGTGATTACCAAACTCTGGTGCCCAGGGTCGGACTCGAACCGACACGCCTCACGGCAACGGCTTCTAAAACCGTCAAGTCTACCAGTTTCATCACCTGGGCATATTTCTTTTCTATGTATATATTATATACGCATTTAACTATATTGTTAAACATTTTGGAGCGGGATACGAGAATCGAACTCGTCACTAAACCTTGGCAAGGTTTCGAGATACCACTTCACCAATCCCGCATTATTCTGAATATTGACTTTGATTGGCCCAATATTGATCAAGCTCACTGGGCTTAAAAGTCATGTTAGGAGCAATGTCATTGTCAAATATTTGACTCATAGTTCTGCGTATTGAACCTTTTTCTTCTGTAGAAAGTAGTCCGTAATCATGCCTATAAGTCATGCACATCGAATGTATAATTTGCTCTCTGTTCATATATTTAATTATCTCATTTATTGGTGGGCTCTGCAGGAATCGAACCCACATCTCGAAGTTCGAAGCATCGCATTCTATCCGTTGAACTAAGAGCCCTCTTCTGGTGCGCCCATCCTAAAGACCATCTGATGGATTTCGGTTAAGTCTGCACCCGGATCAACGAAATGTGGAATTACCCAACGCAATTCGTTCCATACCTTTTCATTCCAGTCCTCGACTAACTTGTTGCCTCTCAACATCAAAGCTCGTAAGCTGGTCCACATTTCTTTCTTCCATAAGCCATATGGAGTAAGCAATAGGTTTTGATTTAAAAATGTGCTGTCATGGATAGCGTTTATCCAAACAGTGAATTCCTCATCGTTGAGATAGTATGGTACTTGATTACATCCGTGGAATCCAAAACTGTGTCTGTAGCCTGTTGGATGCTCATGACTGAACTTATTGGCTATAACTTTAGGAGCATACTGTATGCCTTGAGCCATTAACCATCTGCGATGCGTTACGCAGATTAATTGATCTTCTAACCAGCCCTTTTGAGGACTTTCTTTCCCAAAGGCATCGGGATTAATCATTTTCATGTAGTTGAGCAACTTCTTGCTTCGCAAACTAAATCCACCGTTACCCACGTCCCATCCTGAACCAACTTGGTTCCACGGGGCTCCTATGAAATCGTACTTTAAGAATTCATCATCCCAGTGCTCTGCTTGCGTTGGAAAACCGTCATATTGTATAAACAATGCGTGGCTTGTTTCAACTAGATCCGGCACTTTAGTAAAATACATTCTACTGTGTTCACGTGCATCAAACTTTGGAACTTCATAGAAGCGTCCTTTGTCGTGATAGCGTCTGTCACCAATCTGTATCAAATCGGCATCGGGAAAGATCTCTAACGTCTTGTCTATGGCAAAACGTGTAGCTTCGTGATTTAAACTATCGAGTGTTACTATTGTAAGATCTTTTAGCATGATATAAATTTGGTGCCCATTGAGAGATTCGAACTCCCGACCTACTGATTACAAATCAGTTGCGCTACCAGCTGTGCCAAATGGGCATATTGTTACTTATTTTTTTAGTGCTTTAACCTCTAAGGTATTGAGCACAAATCCTATCGAACACTTCCTTATGATCTTCTAAGAAGTCCTCGCTTTGCGTTATAAAGTCCCAATGCTTGGGATCACCTAAACCTATCCAAACTTCTGCATCGTGTCTTGTACTGCTTCCGCCTACACTAGGATAGTATTGTATAGTTCCTGTAAATTTAGTAATAGGGAGTTTACGAACATATTCACTTGTAGTCCACCACCAAGTCCCTGAATAATGTCCTGTAGGCCAATTACCCCTGCGCCAAAGTATTCCTGCTGTATCATAGCCTTCTTCTAGTTTAGCTACCGCATCACGCCAGTTGACTATGTTATAATCTTCTAAATCTCTAATCCAATGTTGGATATTGGGCCACCAAGCATTGTCCATCCACGTGATACCTTTGGCATGCATCCTTAATATGTGATAGCTTCCACCATCATCGATCGCGTCTTGCTGTAGTTTACTATTGGTATAAACTTCTCCGCCTTCGATAACGGGATCAGGATGTGTATAAAAACCTACTTTAGGATAGTCCTTGCAACGTTCAATCAATTCAGAGAACTTTGATGGGTCAACATGTAGGCTAAATGTAATGCTTTCTGCGGCATCCCAAAGTCCGGATGACTTCATCTTTTCGATCGCTGGATAAACTATCAGTTCCCATCTGTTGAAATCAGGGATAGCGTAATATATACGTATAGGTTTCATAGAAATATTTATGGTGTGGCCGGTAGGACTTGAACCTACAAAGGCGATGACTAAGTCGTTGCCCCATCCCTTAAACCAAAAAGTTTTTTGGAGGTCTGCCAGATTCCACTCACGGCCACATTGTAATTATACATTAATCACAAAAAGTTGCAAGAGTTAAATCTGCCAATAAATACCTACATAATTGGAGTTAGTTAATGAGCGATCTTAGAGTCATATACGATGATTTGGTAAACAAATATGGTACAGAAAAAGATACTGTACATACCTTCAGCGACAAAGGTACTGATCACACCTATATTGAATTTTACCAAGAACGATTTAATCATTTAAAGTCAAATATCAAAATGCTCGAAATTGGCATAATGACAGGTGGTAGTCTTTTACTATGGTCTAAGTTCTTTGACAATTATAAATTAGTTGGAATAGAATTAAGTCCTAGTTGGTCTTACAATGCTGAGTTTCAACAGCAACTGATAGACGATGAAAATATCGACTTACATTTTAATATCAGTTCCACTAATGAAGAGTATGCCGCCCAATTTGAGGACGAAGCATACGATGTAATCTTAGATGATGGCGATCACGATCCTAACACTCAAATAGCCACCTTCATGACATACATTAGCAAATTAAAAACTGGTGGTACATACTATATCGAAGATGTTCGCGGTGAACAAGAATTTAGGCAAATCGTAGAAAGCATACAAGTTTGGAAAATGGAAAACAAAGTAGAACTTGATATGAATGCCTATATGGGAAATCTGGCCCGTAGACCGGATGACGTTATTATTACAATTACAAAACTATGAAAACATTATCAGAAATCAATGAAGAGCTCAAAGCTCAATACGGAGAAACTAGTTTAGATTTCACCGACAAGGGTGCGGCCACGGGACATAGCTATATTTCCTTTTATTCAAAATACTTCGACCCTAAGCGCAGTGATGTAAAATTACTCGAAGTAGGCATCAGCAGTGGTGGTAGTGCGCTGTTATGGTCGTCATACTTTGAAAAGTATCAAATAGACACATTCGATTATCATAGCGGCTTTGCATCACCAACACCTTTCCAGGAACAGCTATTGGCTAATCCCAACATCAAATTGTCATTTAATCAAAACAGCCACGATGAAAAATGGGCCAATACTTTCCAAGACAACTATTACGATTTTATAATAGATGATGGAGATCACGACATCAGGTCCCAATGGAAAACAATGTTATTGTACTGGCCTAAGGTAGCAGTTGGTGGTACTTACTTTGTTGAGGATCTATTGAACACTACAGCGGCTGAAGAATACGCTCATCACGTGAAAATCTATTTCGAATCTATCAACCAAGAATATTCTATAGAGACTTATCTAGGTACACGTATTAATGAAGGTAGACTAGATGACGTTATAGTTGCTATAACTAAACTCTAAGATTTTGTAATTACCAGCAGGATATCATCTATCCTGCCATTCTTATATCCAATATGTTGAGATATCTGGGCCGAAGGTGAAACACTCTTTATATGCTTTTCTAAAATCATTATAAGATGTTCGCCTTGGATATCTTCTATTACATAGGTACCGCCTGGCACTAATCTACTCCATGCCAGACTAAATGCTGTAATCTGAGAATCTAATGTATGTGCGCCATCGTCTATGATAACTTCAAATTGACCGGGGATGCCGTCATACGTTGACTGTAGTGTGCTATCACTATTCCATAGTAAATGCACATACGGATCATCATTTATGTCTGTTTGAAATTCTCTGATGTTACAGTAGGTTGGTTCTATATCCATGCCCCATAGATCATAGGGAATGTTATGTTGTTCACAGTAGGTTTTCCATAACCATAAACTACCACCTGCTCTAATTCCAATATCTAATATACGTATGGAAGATTTGTATTTGTCGAGCAGTGATTGATAGGTATCTATGTAACTGTGCCACGATCCTTTATCAGTAAAGTACGCAGGATCTTCTCCCCAACGTGCTGTACCTTGATCGCATAGTTCTTGTAAAGTTTGCATAAGAATATTTATAGCTGGTGCTCTAGCCAAGAATCGAACTTGAAATACATCCTTACCAAGGATGCGTTATGCCATTTAACTACAAGAGCCTTATCGACCGCGCCCTGCACTACGAGTACTGGGCTTTTTCATCGAAACTTGATTTTTAAACTTAGCCTGTTGTACTTGTGCTGTTTTGGATCCCGGAACTTTAGGGTTCTTAGCAGTCATAGCGGCCGCTATAAATGGATTCTTGCTTTTCTTTTCTTCTGTCATTTTAGTAGTACCTATTTGCACTTTCTAGGTAGTCGATGTATTCATTGACCCCTGTTGTAATATCCCGCATGTCGCTAGGATCAAAACCTAAATCTGTTAAAGGTGTTAAGTCTGCCTTGGTATATGTTTGATACTGTGCTGTCAAATCCTTGGGCATATCGATTAACTCAATCTTTGCACCTGTACGGATAGTGGTTAGCATAGCTAAAGTTTCAAAACTGGTAGGAATGCCTGTGCCTAGATCGTAAACACCTGGTCGGAAGTTCTTTGCCATCCAGTAGCAGGCTTTGCATACATCTTCTACATAAATGAAATCTCTGCGTAGTTGATCGCTACCTTTGAATAATTTAATTTTGCCTTCAGCACTTTGATTGTACCAATGATAGATGGTAGATGCCATACGGCCTTTATGATATTCATTAGGACCATATACATTAAAAAAACGTAAACATGCTGTAGCAGGACTAAGTTCTAATTCGCTTAGACTCTTGCTAAACGCATATTGATTTAAAGGACCGTTACCATTACCGTATACTGCGGCAGAACTAGCAAACACAAACGGTATATTATTGTTACGGCAGAAGTTGGCCCATTGTCTAGTACTTAAAACATTCTGCTTGTAAACTTTGGACCAATCATCTGCTAGCGTATCGCTAATAGCACCCATATGGATCACAGCTTCTATTTGCTGTGGCGGTGTTGCTAACAAAATTTCTATCTCGTTGGTACTAATTAAACTTAATTCTTTGTTAACTAGATTTTTAAATTGAGTAGAAATTGGTAGATCATCTACACCAATAATATCTGTTATACCTAATTTGTTTAGGTATCCAACCATCACGGATCCAATGAATCCACCTGCGCCTGTAACTATAATCATACTGCTATTTAAGCGGTGCGTTTGATGAGGTGATATCCAAATTGAGTTTGCACTGGATCTGTTACTGTACCCACTTCTGCATTAAAGGCCGCATCTTCAAAAGGTTTAACCATTTGTCCACGGCTAAACATACCTAAGTCACCGCCATTACGGGCACTACCGCATGAACTGTTTTGTTGTGCTAATGTACCAAAATCGGCACCAGCCGCAATTTGTTCTTTTAATGTTACTGCTTTTTCTAGTGTAGGTACTAGGATATGACTTGCTCTTACTTGTGACATTTTTCTTCCTTTTAAAAAACTGGAGCGGGATAAGAGAATCGAACTCTCGTCATCAGCTTGGAAGGCTGGGGTAATACCATTATACGAATCCCGCACTTTATAGGTGCCCTCTGTGGCGCTTGAATCCTTGATAACCCAACTCTTCCTGGCCGGTCCTTGTACATGGTCGACATTGACAAGTATTTCGGTGTTCCAGTGTAGTTACTCAAAGGGCACGTATAAAGTGTCTAGCTACTCTCACCACAAGAGCCCTAGACTGAGTTGTTACCCTGTCCACACGTTGTTTCTATCTAGACGACTAGTGTTCTCGCCTTTGTGATTTCTTAAGTCGCCCCTAAAGAGGGCCTTACGGTAGATCCAATGCACCGTACAGTTCTCGTGACTGTAATGACGCACTTTCGTCACGTGAAAGTGTAAGCCGGGTGTTTGGTGCGACTGGGCGGACTTGAACCGCCATGCCTTGCGGCAACAGATTTTAAGTCTGTCATGTATACCAATTTCATCACAGTCGCATAATTTAGGTATACCAAATTTCAGTAAACCCTTCGTCTTCAGTTGGCATTTCAAAACTGGCTAACATTCCTTCAATAACTGCATTAGGTATTTCCTTGCCTGGCCTACTGTCTAATCTACGCTTTAATTCTCGTCTAGGCGGTGTAGGAAATACTACTGCAATATGCTCATAGTCAGGTAGCATGCGGAACTTACGAGCACGACTCTTTACTGTTGTAGAAGTCTGATCCCAGATAATAGTGTGACCTAGCTTACGGGCATTGACCACTTGTCCAGCCATCAATTCTACTGCCTTGGGCATGTATTCTGTAAAAACTTCAGAATAAGTTTTGCCCACTGATCGAGCATAATCTTCAACGAAGGCATCGGTTGAAACTATAGTTAGCCCTAAAGCCCAGTCTTGATTTTTAATCCATGTGCTTTTACCCGAAGCAGGCACTCCGACCAATTGATAACATTTAGGCATCTAACTTCTCCAAATCATGTTTTAGGCGTTTGTGAAAACTATCTTCACCATCATCGCCACTAACCAACCAATCAATACGCTGTGCGTAAACATGTGCTTGTCTTAATATTATAAGGCCTTTTTTAAATTCTGCAATAGTTTCTGGAGTAAAATGACAGCCTTTACGATCACCCCATTGGTTAAGTTCTTCGCTATCGTTGTCGAGGATCAACTGTTCAACTTCGTCAGCGATGTTGCCAATTTCCCATTGCTTGTATTGAAAATGTCCACCGCTCATTCTTCAACTCCAAAATGTTGTTTAATCTTCTTACTATGCTTTTCAAATTCTTTTAAGGCCAAATCGCTCGTGTAACATTCTTCCGTCCACAATGACTCGGCACATTCTTTCACAATCAACTCAGCAAACTTTTCGAACCATTGATTTTGGTAATCAAGTTTTTCACCATTATTGAGTTCACCATAATGTCTGGCCTCCCAATCAATTTTAGGTTGTGATTGTTTGACAAGTTGTTTAATTCGTTCGTTCATTTGTTGACCTTATAAAATTTATCCAGAGTACCTTCATGCACCCTGTGATTCTTGTTAGATGATCCTTCATTTACTTTAACAGAATTCCAATGTCCGTTTCCATTGTGTCGAGATGTAAGTCTGATTTTAACTGAACTTGTAACAGATTCGAGTATCATACCAGCTCGATATTTCACGATTCGACTCCTCTTGTGTATTTCATCTGCATAATAAAATACATTATATCTTGTTTTGTTTCATAATTCAATGGCCGACCTTCAAGAATAACCGCATCAATCAAATTATACAAATCTTCAATGTCATTAAGTATGTGCATTATTCAACTCCAAAATGTCGTTGTATTCTGCGTACCAGAGTTTGTATCAACTCGGGCGGCGCCGCCTCGGGTGGATTCGTCCGGACTCCTGTGAGTATCTGTTCCACACATTCCTGCACAATCAACTCGGCGAAATATTCGATAGATTCTTCATCTTTGTTTAAGAATCCAGCCTGTACAGCAAGTTCTTGAATTCGTTCGTTCATTCTTCAACTCCGAAATGTTCTTTTAAGTATATTACTAATGCCAACAAATACAAAAATAATTGGCAAAACTAATAAACCAATAACGACCATCCACCAAGGCATATCTCGTTCGTTCATTCTTCAACTCCAAAATGTTTCTTAATCAATTCACAAACATGTAGATTATTTCCGTTACTCATTAGGGCAACATGAGCACATTCCCCCACAATCAACTCGGCGAACTTTTCATCACGGATGCTATTGTATAGCACAATCTCCCTAAGGTCGGGCTCAATCTCACGAGCCAACGCATCGGCTTGTTTAGACAGTTTATAGATTTTTTCGTTCATATATCACCTTCATAATTGCTAGGCACGATAAGTCCGGAATCGAGCACCACACCGTTTATAGTGTGGGGCTCGTTCTCGTCGTAGGTCCAGCCCAATGCTTTCATCATCTTGTGCTTTACGAGCAAGTTAGGACTGCGAAACACTTCTGTATCGTTGAATCCCATCATTACTCCTACTTCACAAACTGCGCCGCTTCGGCATACACCTGCTACACAATGTACTACGACATCCATACGGTTGTCAAGAGCATGTTGCAACAAACCTACAAGTTCTTCTGCTTGTGCATCGGTGATTTTAAATTCCTCGGCATCGGGCATATCATCACGCTCAAGATCGAGGAACTCAAACTGATGAACTTCTTTGAACTGATGCTTAGGCGTAGGAAACTCCATAGCAGGATCAACAATTTGGATCAACATGGAATTCTCTCCCACAGCCACATGATGTCCTTTAGGAATGTCTGAGAGTGATACGTTCTGAATCCACATGTTAATCCGCCCTGTTAAAATTACCGTTCTTGAAACCTACTTCACCGCCTTCGTCCTTGATGCGTCTTACAACGTCCTCAAACAACATAGGGGCAAAATCTGGCAACTGTTCAACGCAAACGCAATGATAGCGCAAATCGTTTTCGTCACTGTACAAGACTTCACCTGTACGTGCATCAACACCTCGAGCCTTGCGCACACGATTAGCATGTGTATGACCGTGGATGTTAACCCCAAAGCGACCCATACTATCACTGTGCAATGGGATATGACTCAATATCATACCGTCCATCACATGGTACGCCCGCAATTCACGGAAGTACTGTCTGTACTCGTCATCACGGAAGATATCGTGGTTACCTCGGATCAAAACCTTGTCACCGTTCAATCTACCCAATGTTGCCAAAGCTCTACGGTTAATAACCGCATCTCCCAAATGGTACACCTTGTCTGTGGGCTTGACTCTTTCGTTCCAAGCCTTGACCATTGCTTCGTCCATTTCCTCAGGCGTGTCCCAGGGACGAAGTTTTGTAACACCATCTGATCTTGTGAAGCGACATACGCCCACGTGACCAAAGTGCGTATCTGATACTAAAAATACACTTGGCATATCTCGCTCCTTTCTTTATCTACGTTTCTTCCAATCGTATGCAACACCATCTGGGCACATACCGTCTTTGATTGTGTCTGAACCAAACACACCTACAAGTTCCATACCATTAATCTTAATAGTAACAAACTTGCCTATTATCTTTGCCCAATCCATTGCTTGGGTTAGAGTTTCGAACTCTACTTCTACTTCATCGTAATTAACTGTTATCATATGTATAGTATAACAGGAATGGTTTTACCTGTCAACTATTAAAATAAAGACTGTTGTATTTCTGCAACAGCCTTTGGAATTGGTGTGGGTGTTCAACAGCACACCCACTAAACTGTACTTAGAAACTGTAACGATCGCTCATCACAGTCTTCAACATGATCCCTTCTGGTGTGAACTCGCTCATGTCTGCGGCAAGTAAGGCCTTCATGATGCTTGGGCTGAACCCAGACACTAGAGCGGCACCTGACTTGTCTGCCTTTACAGGCACGTTGTCAGAACTGTTCAAGTTCCAGAACACAACTTGTGGCACAGAGTAACCTGCGTCAGCATACTTGCGTTCGATCATTTCCATTGCGTTGTCGTCATGACGAACACATTGGTTGAATTGCATGTCACTCAAGATTAGGACCATCGCTGGCATTTCTTCTTGAGCTACATTACCCTTCACTGCAACATCCAAGATCTTCTCAAATGCCGCATGTAGGTTTGTACTCATGTCCCAATCGCTCTTAACCATTTGGGCCATCTTTTGAACCACGTTACCCTTTAGGTGCAGTAATTCAGACTTATCAGAGAAAGTCAAGAATGTATCCTTGAACTTGCCCTTGTTCTTGTCAGCCAAGTACAAACCTAGCGAAACTGCCACGTCCATGCAAGTCACCGAAGTGTTCTTGCCAGCTGGACAGCCCATAGAGCCACTAACGTCTACCATTGGTAGGATGTTAGCATCGCCTACATAGTTTGGCAAAGCCTCCCATTGTGCGATGATATGATCAGTTTCTGTCTTGTCAAAACGTGCATAAGAGCTTACACCCTTGATCACGTCATATGGGTAAACTGCTCCAGCGTTAACCTTAACAGTTGGATCACCCTTAACAAGAGCCGCAACATACTCAGCGAACTTTGTAGTGTTACGGTTGAATGCCTTCTTGTAGCGAGCTGACGCTACAGATGGAACGTGTGAGAAGTTGATGTTATCCCAGTCCTTGGCACACATTTGTGTTTCAACGACCTTTGTAAGTGCTACTAAACTCTTACGGTAGAACTTTGGGCTCATACCAAAGAATTCACGGATTTCACGTGCTACTTCACCCTTACGTGGAGCCCACTTGGCCGCTAGGCCATTCTTCTCACGAAGTGCATCGCCTAACATAGTGTAAGCGGCCTTCTTTAGTGCAGGAGTCTCGAAAGCAAAGATGTCATCCCAACGACCTAGTTCTGGTACCTTACGCAACAGAGCGAAAGCCGCATCGATGTCAGTCTTTTCTAGATGCTTCAAGATTGAACGGAATAGTTCGCGTTCACCTGCGCCACCACGAGCATCACGTGCCCATAGTGCGATACGAAGTGCAAGCTCACGGTCAGCTACGTAGGCCGCTGTGAAGGCAGGAATTACATCCTTGCCACGGCTTGCACCGATGTTATAAAACAAGTCAACTACAGCATTAGCTGAGGACTTGCGAGCCTTCATGCCATTGGCAGTACGGGCTTCTTGGTTAATTACTGCGTCTACGAATGTAGTCATGATAGTTCTCCAGGTTAATGCCCTTTCGGGCGGTTTCATTATGAGCGAAATTTTTATTGCTGAACTTAACCTTATTAAATTCAAACAGGATAGTTTTTGTCATCTTTTTTACACAGGATCTTCACGCCTGCTTGTCGAGGTGCTCCGAAGAGCGGTCCGACCTTCATAGTATATGAATTGCTGAACCTATCCTAAAATTGTCTAACAAGTTTCCTTGCTATGTATATATTGTATATGAAACAATCGCTTGTGTCAATACATTTTGGAGCAACGGGTGTGATTTGAACACACGGCTTTACGGATTTGCAATCCGTTGCATTGGACCACTCTGCCACCGTTGCATTATTTTGGCGGAGACGGAGAGATTCGAACTCTCGGTGCAGGTTTTGGCCCGCACGTCTTCTTAGCAGGAAGGTGGTTTAAACCGGCTCACCCACGTCTCCAAAATACTTACTGTGCTGTTGGTGTGTCTGTGCTTACAGGTGCTTGTGCAACTGTAATCTGACTTGCTTGTGTATTTGCATCAGCGGTATGTGCTGTTACAGCGGCTTCGAATGCAATCGCATCAGCTTTAGCTTTTGCGGCGGCATCAGCGGCGGCATCAGCGGCGACTTGATGTAAATCACGTGCCTTTGTTAAAGCATCTTGCAATTCTGCTTTAAGTCTATTAACTTCTGCATTAGCATCTAATGCGGCTTGTTTAGCTTTGGCAAATACTGCATGAACGTCTGCTTCGAATGTAGCTTCTACTTTCTGTATTACTTGCTCTGCTTTATCAAAAAATCCCATGTGACTCTCCTAAAATAGTACATTATTGTACTGCCATTATTTAAGAGTGTCAACCATTGATTTAATGTTTATTTGGCGAGCCGCCAGGGCCTCGAACCCCGAACCTCTGGTTTTGGAGACCAGCACTCTGCCAATTGAGCTAGCGACTCATTAACTAAAACAGGATACATTTTTCTTCATTTGCAGTGAAATAAAATTGCTGTTAGTATCCTAAATTTGGCGGAAGCGGTGAGATTCGAACTCACGGACCCTTTCGAGTCGTCTGTTTTCAAGACAGGTGCAATCAGCCGGACTCTGCCACACTTCCATGATTAGGGCCGTTTGTAAGTAAACGGCAAAACCTTATTCGTATTCGTAGTTAACGGTGTCCGAATTTTGTCTAAAAACTTTAGCACCGTTCTTGGTATGAAAACGGCGAGCTAGTTCTGTTGTAGGACTCAAAGTAACGAATCTTGTGATATGATCGTATGTGTCTTTGATATATTGTTGGGCCTCTCCAATGAGATTACGACCTCCCCCATTTGCATAACTCCATATAGTATAAAAAATTGCTGTGTTTGGCTTGATAGCTTCTACTAGCAATTCTTCTACAGAGCTTGGAATGTTGTCGCAAAAAGCAACACAAACCATAGCAAGTGGGTTTTTGTTTTCGTCAACTAGAGTTAGCACTTCTCTATTCTTTGACACACGCCAATCGGCCGGAATTTCTGGCCTCACAGGATCGTCTTTGACAAACTTGATCAAAGGATCATCTTGTGATTTTATAACGTGTAACATTTTATTCCCCAGGCATTATAGTGGTATTTATTAGATTAATGAAAAATGTTGTATTTGGCAGGGGGTACAGGATTCGAACCTGTGCATGGCAGAATCAAAATCTGCTGTCTTAACCGGACTTGACGAACCCCCAACAGAACCATTATTGATATCCACTGCACTATTTGCCTATCCTCAACACGCTTTACTCGAGTTGACGGTTTATTGAATAGGTTACATAACGCTTGATCGTGCCTCTGAGCTTACAGAGGATATCAATAATGGCGCTCGGTACCAGAATCGAACTGGTCTTCCCGCCGTGAAAGGGCGGTGTCCTAACCGATAGACGAACCGAGCATCTGTCTTTTAAATTTTTAACGAACAAGCATATATTATACATTCACCAAAAGGTTTTGTCAACCTATTTTGGTACCCCTCCCCTGATTCGAACAGGGAGAACTTCTCCTTTTGAGAGAGATGACTTTACCAATTTGTCCAGAGGGGCATAAAAGAAAACTCCCCAAAGTGTGCTGTTTATAACAAGCATGGGGAGTGTGTTGTTTGGTCCGGCGTAGAGGAATCGAACCTCTATTAAGACTTTAGAAGAATCCTGTCCTATCCATTGAACGAACGCCAGTTAAATCAAGTATACCAGATTTCAGAAAACCCTTCTTCTTCAGTCGGATCTTCCCAACTGGCGATCATGCTGGCAATAACATGTTCTGGAATTTCTTTTCCAGGACGGCTCATTAATCTGCGCATAAGTTCTTTATGCTCTGGTGTTTTAAATACCACA